CGCTGCAATAGCAGGTAGTAAGTTAGCAGATGACTCAATTGCAGAAGTTAAATTAGATATACACGCAGCTCCTAGTGGAACTGATAAATTCCTTAAGTATACCAGCAATGGTATGGAATGGGTTGTACCTAGTTATACTACTAATACTAACACTCAGCTAACAGAAGAACAGGTAGAAGACTTTGTAGGAGGTATGGTAACTGGTAATACTGAGACAGGTATTACAGTAACATATGAGGACTCTGATGGTACATTAGATTTCGTAGTAGCAAGTCAAACAGATGAAAACTTCACTACAGCAGATCATTCTAAACTAGATGGCATTGCAGCATCAGCTAATAACTATGTACACCCTAACCACTCAGGTGAGGTTACATCAACAGCTGACGGTGCTACAGTTATAGTAGATGATAT